CGCAGTCTAATCTTTTGCTTACAATGAATTATCTACCGGGTCGGCAGCACAGGAGGCGTGATTAATGCAATTTTACCTTGGAGTTATAGCTGGTTTAACCTACGCTGTCATACTGTTTATTGTTTGGATTCTGGATAACGGGGGAGTCGAATGAGCAAGATTAAAATAGGCTATGTATCCCCGGACTTCCGCACACACTCGGTATCCAAGTTCTTCATCCCGATCCTACTCTCCCACAACCGGGACCAGTTTGACATCACCTGTTACTCCAACGTATCTAACCCGGACTCCACAACCACATATATCAAAACCGGCTCAGACCATTGGCGTAACATCTACGGCAGGCCCGACCAGTTCGTTGCCAATCAAATCAAGCAGGACGGTATCGATATCCTTGTAGATCTATCCGGTCATACCGCTAATAACCGGCTTCCGGTATTCGCCCGTAAACCGGCGCCAGTTCAAGTAACATACCTCGGATATCCAAACACTACCGGCATGACCGAGATGGATTATCGCTTCACCGACATAGTTGCAGATCCCCCGGAATCCCAACCTTTGTATACCGAGAAACTAATCCGCCTACCGTCCGGTTTCCTCTGCTATCACGGTACCACACATATCGAACCGTCACCTCCGCCATGCCTATCAACCGGTTATATCACCCTCGGGAGTTTCAATACTCTCCCTAAAGTCAACCCTCAAGTCATAGCCCTGTGGTCGCAGATCCTCAACCTCATCCCCAACTCTCGAATAATCCTAAAGGCGCGACAATTAAAGGATAAGTTCGTAAGAAAGCGTATTAACAAGCTATTTATCAAGAACGGCGTATCACCGAAGCGAGTCACGCTGTATCCCATGCTGATAAACCCTTCTGATCACCTGAAATTATATAATCAAGTAGACATTGCCTTAGACCCGTTCCCATACAACGGCACTACCACAACCTGTGAGGCATTATGGATGGGAGTTCCGGTCGTTACATTATTGGGGAAACTGCATGCCGGCCGCGTGGGAGCATCCATATTAACCCAGACAGGCTTGAACCATTTTATAGCCGACAGTAAGGAGTCGTACATCAGTAAGGCCGTCAGCTTGTCTAATGAAATACCCGGCGTTGATCGTGGCATGATAAGAGACAAGCTGAAAGCGTCATCCCTCTGTAATCCCAGAACCTTTACAAAAACCATAGAAGATGCTTATATTTGGATGATGTGGGAAATCAGCGGCAGTATTTCTAAATAACTAAAAACTATTTTAACCAAGGATTTTTTATTTGGTGAGGGGGGATTATGAAATGTTTTTATCATAGTGCAGATTTAGATGGTCATTGTTCAGGTGCGCTTATCAACGCAGAATATCCACATTGCGAAATGATAGGGATAAATTACGGCGATGAGTTTCCGTGGGACAGCATAAAACAAGGCGAGAAAGTTTTTATGGTGGATTTTGCTCTTCAGCCATTTACCGGCATGGTTTGGCTTAACGAAATAGCTGATCTGGTTTGGATAGATCACCACAAGTCGGCAATAGAAGCAAGCAACGAAGATAAGTCGGGGACAATTAAGGGAATGAGGTTTGTCGGAAGAGCTGCTTGCGAACTTGTTTATGAGTATCTACACCCAGAGCGCGCCCAAACACCAACGTTTATCAGGCTTTTAGGTCAATATGACGTATGGAACCATTCAGACCCGCGAACCCTGCCGTTTCAGTTTGGCATGAGGCAAATAAAAGATACAGGCGTTGAGAATCAAGTATTCTGGAACTCCTTGCTTGATGTGGAAATGGTGAACAGGATTACCGAAAACGGGGTGATTATTTTAGATTATCAAGCGACTGAGAATAAAAAGCGGTGTTCTGCCTGTGCGTTTGACACCGAGCTTGATGGATTGAAATGTATTGCTTTAAACCAAATGCTGACCAACTCACAGATATTTGACTCTGTTTGGGATGCTGAGAAATACGACGCCATGCTCACTTTTGGTTGCAGAAAAGGCTCGTGGACGGTATCCCTTTATTCAGACAAGGACGATATCGATGTGTCTGTAATTGCAAAAAATAGAGGTGGAGGTGGACATAAAGGTGCGGCAGGGTTTCAATGTAAAGATTTACCATTTGAATTATAGCAACTAAAACTATTTTAACCAATACAGGGGGGATTATGGATGATGGAGAAGGAAGGTTCAGGGAACTGGAAAGCCTAAAAGACATTAAAGACTTGCAAGACAAAACTAATCATTACGGTGGTGTTTTCAGCGTTGGGGATGAGCTTGAAATTAGGGGCAGTCGTTTCAAGGTTGCCAAGATTACACAGAAGAAACTGATCTTGCGGCTGCAGCCAAGCGACTAAGCAACTAAAAAAGGAGCTAATTTGCTATACTACCGATCAGCCGGCCATGTCGTTGAAGCGTTTCATAAATCCCACTCATTCGTGCGTGGTTTAAAAGGGCCCGTTGGTAGCTCGAAGACTGTAGCCTGTTGCTCAGAAATCATCAATCGTGCAGGAACACAGGTAGCATACAGGAACGTCCGCTACTCCAGATGGGCATTAATCAGAAACTGCTATGATGATCAGACTGAAATACTTACGGAAAAACGTGGCTGGCAGTTCTTTAAAGACCTCGAAGAATCAGACAAAGTAGCCACCCTCAAAGACGATAAGCTCACCTTCGAGAAACCATCCTATTATTATTCAGCACCATACTCCGGTGAAATGATAGGTGTAAAGAGCAAAGACATCGACTTGCTGACCACTCCAGACCATCGGATGTACGCAAGAACGGATGATATTTACAAGATAGTTCCTGTCGGTGAAATATACGGACAATCTTTAAAGATGCGAGGCGGGAATTTCGCAGAACTTGAAATTTATATCCTTGGCGATCATTGGTATAAACAACAATATAATGGCATGGTCTATTGTGTTGAAGTTTCTACACATATTGTCTATGTCAGGCGCAACGGTAAGGCAGTTTGGAGTTCCCAAACATACTCCATGTTATTGGATACTACCCTCCAGACCTGGAACGACTGGTACGGTGACTACTCCAAGATAGACCGCACTCCTCCGATGCGCGGGAAGTGCAAGATAGAAATGGCTGACAAAACTATCATGGAGCTCGAACTATATTTCATTGCCCTGGACAAACCCAAGGACATTGCCAAGCTGAAATCACTCGAACTCACCGGCGCGTTTATCAACGAAGCGGTAGAAATAGACAAGGCCATCCTCGATATGGCAACCCTTCGTGTCCGGCGTTACCCATCAAAACGAAAGGGTGGTCCGTCATGGTCCGGAATCATAATGGATACCAACTCCTGTGATGATGATCACTGGTGGTACAAACTATTCGAGGAAGAAAGGCCAAAAGGATACGAGGCGTTTGACCAGCCCCCGGCCCTGCTTCAGTTCAAAAACACCGAGTCACAAAAGGCTAAAGTTGCCCTCGAAGAATACTACCACTCAAATCCATCGTACCCGGAAGCGTGGCGCAAGAAATCAGTCACAGACTACGAAGATAATATCTACATTGTAAACCCGTTCTGCGAGAACATTGACGGTCAACCGGCCGGGGAAGATTACTGGTTAGATGCAGTCCATGGCAAAGACCGTTATTACATCGAGGTGTTCCTTTGCAACCAGTTCGGTACCGTCACCGACTCGCGCCCGTTCTACCCGGAGTTCAACGATGATCTGCACGTTGCCAAGAAAAACTATAAACCCTCGCAAGACCTTGGAATTACTATAGGATTAGATTTTGGCAATACGCCAGCATGTACTTTTTCCCAGATCACACCCATGAGGGTTAAACAGTTATTTGAGGAATTTTATGTGCCTGAGCATGGTCAGATGGGTATCCGGCAGTTCTCGCGCACCGTACTCGTACCCTACCTCCTCGACAATTATCTTCCATGGTTGCAGCGTTCCCTCGTTAAAGCCTGGGGAGATCCGTCCGGTAAAACACCGGTTCAAACAGATGAGAAAACTTGCTTTATGCTTCTCAGAGAAACACCATTCACCAAAGACCATAATTTTAAGAAAAATGCTCAACGCCTTAATAGCGAGTCTTATGTTAAGAAAATAAAAGTAGCGGCTAGTCACGGGGAGGTATCATTTGCCGATATTGGTATTGACTCCAGGCCAGCGAGAACACAATCACCCGTTGCCAGAAAAGATGCTGTTGTAAGATACCTTATAAATAGAACAGAAGAAGGAAAACCGGCATGGCAACTATCTCCCAGATGCACACTCACCAGAAAGGCCATGCGAGGAAAATACCGATACAAGCGTGTCCAGGTGTCCGGCGAGAAGCGGTACCACGATGAGCCGGTAAAGGATCTCCATTCTCATGTCTGTGAGGCACACCAGTATGATTGCTTAATGTCGGAATATCAGGCAGCTGATACCACCCGCGAAGAACAAGCCGTGACCCAGGAACACCGCAGAGAAATAGGTAACGCCGCATGTGCAGCCTGGGACGAAGTAGCTCAAATCAAGCAAGAAAATGAGGATAACTACCTTGGATTGGAGGAGTGGGATGACTGGTAATGAAAATAATTGTTGCATTGTTGACATATCTTGTGTATACAATCCTTCCACATACAAGATATAGCTCAAATACAGTTCAAATGCAGCCCTACAACACAGTACAGGAGGTAATTAAATGGGCGAAATTGTAAGCATTTTAATCCTTTCACTCGTAATCCTCTATCAGGGGTATACAAATCACCGTGATAGGGAATTCTTCTTTAAAACCACCGGTGACATGCAGAATAAACTTATGTCACGCTCCTTAAACGAATATTCAGCAGCTAAAACTAAGATAGATCAGCAACCCGATGAGCCAAAGTCCGAAAAAGAACGAATGGCAGAGTTGAGCATCCTTCGGGATAACCAAGATGTGTATCCAGTATGACATAACTAAATAAATCACCCTGGGCTAACCGGCCCTGATCCAGCCGGTAACGCTTTTGCGAACAAAAAAAGTCAGCAGTACAGGTGCCTGTACCACTTGTATTGACTGGCTTTTTTTGTTGCCCGACAGGTTAAAACTAAAACATTATGCCAAGTGACTACTCGAAAGCCAAATCCAAAGAAAACGAAAAATCCGCGCAAGAAATCGTAGTTGCCCTATTCAATGACGACCTTGATCCATCCATCCAAATCCTCGAACGCATAATGAAGCGCAACCTTCTGTATTACATCGGGGAACAGCATCTTCAGTACAGATCGTCCTCGCGCGTCTTTGAGCGAAAAGGCAAACGCAAACAGAGACCAACACCCACCTCGAACATCATCCGTGATTACGTGCGCTCCATGAAGGCTATGATAGTTAATAAAAAATACGCCATCCGTGTCTGGCCGAACTCCATGGACAATGACGATAGGCAGGCGGCTAGAGTAGCCGAAGATCTTCTGCGCCACATGGATACCATGGATGATGAAGCCTTTGCGACCGTCAAGGAGTGGACGGCGAATTGGATGGTTCTGTTCGGCACTACATTCATTCGTACATATCCTGCCATGCAGTCCGGGGAGTGGGCAATCGACAGCAAAGGCAAGATAATGGCAACCGGTGATGTCGGCAACGAAGCATTGCTCCCCTTCAATGTCCGTGTTGATTCATACGGTGACACCCTCCGCAAGAAGCGACGAGTTGGCGTGAAGTCCTTCAAGCCGAAAGAATGGGTAGAGGACACATTTAAAACCTTGATTACCACCAATGACGATCCCGAGCTCATGAACTATCAGAAGAATCTTATGAAGCTCGTAGGTTCGATATCACCATGGAAAGGCGCTGGAGTAGATCCCAAACTATTCGACACCCAAGCCGAAGACATGGTAGTCTACAAAGAAATCGAGTGTAAACCCACCATTCACTATCCCAAGGGCAGATATATATGCGCAGTCGGCAGCACCATCTTAATGGATGAAGCGCGCATGCCGATCCCGGTGGAAAAAGGTAAATGGTATTACACCCTCACAGCTTTCTCATACCACAACGTACCCGGCCGGTTCTATGCTGACCCGGGCGTGAACGATCAGATCTCTCCGCAAGATTCAATCAACTCCATCGACTCACAATTAGAAGGTAATCGCAAGGGTGTCGGCCGTCCCTTGGTAACAATGCCTTTGGACGGAGATGTTTCCCGCATGAACGAAGGTGGGCAGGAGATGATAATCCTGAAATACGACCCCATGCTTTCAGGTGGCATTGCCCCCAAGGTTGACAGGGGCGTAGCACTCCCCAAGCAAGTTCTTGATGAACGTCAAAACCATGTCCAGGCCGCGCAAGACGCTGCCGGCGATCCCAAGAACGTCCTTAGAGGTAGTTCACCATCGTCCCAGGCATCCGGAGTGCTCGTTGACATCCTTCGTGAAGCCGCCGAGCAAGGTCATACCCCCGACATCGAGGGATTCTACCGATCATTAAAAGAAGTCTATAAAAAACGCCTGATACTGGCAAAAACCATATATACCGAGGAAAGAATCATCAAGGTTATGGGTAAGGGTGAGAACCTTAGAATCAGGAACTTCAAGGCTTCCGATCTGCGCAATAACACGGACGTTCGCCTGGAATTAGATTCGGCCACCATCCTAACCCATGCCGGTCAAACAGTTCAGTTAACCGAGTTGGTAAAGTCGGGTTCTTTTGGCGACATTTCTCAGCAGCCGGAAGTCCTGCACGAACTCATGCAAAGAGTCGGTCTTACCAAGATGCGCAACAAGACCAATATTCACATCGAGCTGACAGAGCGTGAAAACGCAATGGTGGGAACTGCGCATGACAGCCAGATATTCCTGTACGAAGACATTCCAGATGTAAAAATACCCTACATTCCGGATTTGTTCAGGGCTATCATGGAACCGCAGATCCTCGAACAGCTCCAAGTCCAGGACGGCGAGCTTGGTCCTATTGTCAGCGACGATCCCACATTTAAACTCCAAGATCATTCGATTTGCATGAGCTACCATCTGCGCTTTATTTTAAGCCCGGAATTTACAGATCTTTCACAAACACTCCAGGATATTATGATCTCACATTACGATGCTCATAATTTCGCGCTTCAAAAACAACGGATGCAGCAGATGGAAATGCAGGCAAGAGCAGCGGAGGCTGGAAAGCCGCCTCAACCAGAAGCACCACAAACTGCGCAACCAGCAACATCAGGGCAGTAAATAACTACTCTGATATTGCACAAAAGAAAGGAAGGAACCATGAGCGATATTAAAGACGATACTCAAACAATTATTAAAGACGATCCAGACGCCGCCCCAGATCCCGATGCTGTTGCCGCCGCTGCCGGTGACGATGACAAGGTTCTCGATGATGTGCAAACAAGCATTGAGTCCATCCTCGAAAAACACGCCTTCACGTCAATCGAAGATCTGGAGTCAGCCCTCGAAAGTGGACAAACTCTAAAAGATCTAATCGGGGACCGTGACGCCAGCAAGTTAGTCCAGAGCGCAGAAACCCTGGAAAAGTACCAGAAGGACTGGGATGAAGACGATCGTCTTAAATTGATGGACGAAGAAACGCCGGAAGAAACAATTGATCGACTCAACAAGGAGTTAAAGATCAAGGATGATGATTTACGCACCAGGGATACGACCGCTGCCGAAAAGCAAAAACGCAAGAAACAGTTCGATGATTTCAATAGAGCTGTTGACGGCGTGGTCAAAAAAGAAGAATTTCCTAAAGAAATGGAAAAGTTTTTAGGAATATTCACCGGAATGAAACACCCTGTAAACGCCGTTAAGATCACCGATCTCGGCGGTGCGAAAAGTCATGCCAAAAAACAGATCAAACTCTTTAGGGATCTCGAACAAACAATAATCCGGCGTTATATAGACGGCAAGGCGAAGGTAATCGACGTGACAGCAACTGATACCCAAGATGCGCCGGTCGACAAGGGAGCGAAAGTCACAGGACTTTCCGATGCAAGAAAGATACTTAAAGAAAAAGTGGCTATTCTCCTTGGTAAAAAATAGAGGATATTCGCTTTTAGCTCCTGAAAGCTGTGGGGCTCTTAACCATTAAAACAAGTGTTTAGGAGGTAATTATCATGGGTATTGATTTTCATGACCTTACAGCTGTAGCTGATACTCTGAAATACGTATACGGCGAAGGCATCACCAATCAGTTTGACAATGAAGCCCTCACGTATCACCAGTTCCCGAAGTCCTCGCGTGAACCGCGCGGCCTGGGTTATCAGTTCTCTATCCGATATGAGCGAGCACAAGGCACCGGTGTAAGACCCGAATCCATGAAACTGCCGGATCCGCTGGTCGGTAAGTTCGACAAAGGACTTATCACGCCGAGATACTGCTACGGCTCACTGCGTTTAACCGGTCCCATGATCGAAGGGGCTAAAACCGATGTGGCTGCTTTCGTTGACGGCCTTTCCGACTCGGTAGACGATATTTACCAGTCCCTCGTCCTCGATATGAATCGTATGACATGGGCCGATGGATTTGGTCTTCTGGCTACCCTAACCTCGGCGTCCGATACCGTCACAACTGACGGTTCAACCAGCTGGACGGTTACTTGTGACAACGATGTCGGTATGATGTACGTCAAAGAAGGCATGCTCGTTGATTTCTTTGATAGTACCGCCGCCGATCAGTCATCCGTTGCGTCCAGGGTTTTATCCGTCGATCTCGTAAATAAGACCTGCGAGATGGAGCCGAATGCCGGCACGTACAAATCCAACCATCCGAACTCCACGTTCGCCGCATATACCATCACTGCAAGTGCCGTACCGGATGAGGCGTACATGGTGAAGATGGCGACCCGTTCGGCAACCCATTCTTCCACGAACACCACCTGGAACGAAGTCATGGGCCTTAACGGTATCTTCGATGACGGCACTCTGATTGCCACCTTCGAGGACATTGTGGTCGCCACCTATCCGAAGTGGAAGGCCAATATGTTGTCCAACTCCGCGGTAAACCGTGAACTGTCGCTCGACTTGCTTCTGCAGGCCGTCGACATTACCCGCTACCATGCCGGCGCCAAGAAGATCCAGATGAGAATGGGCCTTGGCCAGCGCCGTAAGTATGCCAATCTGTTGATGCCGGATGTCCGTTTCGCACCCACAGTCTTAAAGGGCGGATACGAAACCCTGACATTCCATGCCGGTGACGGCTCCGTTGACATGATCATTGATCCTGACGCGCAGCCTAACAAAATATTCATTCATCCCGTAGGAGCAATCCAGAAATACGAGATGACTCCCCTGGGATGGGGCGACCTCGATCAGAAAATGCACCAGAGGTCTGGATATGACGAATGGGATATGTTCCTCAGACTTTACACGCAAATTGGCACGGAGCAACGTAACGGTTGCACGCTGGTAGGGGATCTAACGGAACCCAACAGGTGGAGCTAACGTGTCCCAACTTTAAAAAAGTGAACAATTAACCCAGTATCCCAGGGTGACTAATCCTCGCCCTGGGGGATAACTTTAACTGTGATATAAATGGAGGATTAAAATGATTAGAAATTATAACATAGCAGACGATGCGGCGATTCCAATGCACAAACTGGCAATAGGTGGTACGATTTTTGGTGACAGGTTTTATGTGGACTATCGGAATGGTAGTGACACTAATTCCGGGAAAAAGAAGGCCGAGGCGTTCAAAACGCTAAGTAAGGCGTATGATGATGTTGACACCAATACTAACGATGTTATTTTTATTGATGGTGACAGCACTGTAATCGAAACGGCCATGATTACATGGGCCAAGAATCGTATTCATGTATTTGGTGACAATGGCCCCATGCCGGTTTATGGGCAGGGTGCGGGAGCAAAGGTGCAACTTGGCGTTACAACCGCCGCAACAGACACCGCCACAATTCGCTGTACGGGGGTTCGCAATACGTTCAACGGCCTGAAGATCATTAACAATAACACCAAGGACGAAGCTTTGCATTGCGTCGAGGAAGCCGGGGAATATAACAGGTATAATAACTGTGAGATTTACAAATCCTCGCTCCTTACCACAGATCTTACCGCTGAATTGCTTATGAATGGCGATAGTTCTTCGTTCAATCAATGTACTATCGGTTCCTTAGTAGATGCGCGCGGAGCGTCTGGCAAGGAACGTCCTTGTGTTAAGCTGGACCGTGAGACTGTTACGGGCAAAGTCTGTCGAGATGGTATCTTTGTTGATTGTAGATTCCTGCACAAAGCGGCTCATGCCGATGCTTGTTTTGTATATGGTAAAAACGCGACTGATGTCGAACGTAGCCTAACTCTTGTAAGGCCGATTTTTTGGAATGCAGTGCTTGCGACAGCTGACCCGGCAAATTGTGTGAATTTTGGAGCTGCTCAGACAGAAGGTAATGTCCTTTTAATTGACCCGGCCGGAATTAACGTCACTTATTTGGGCGGCGCTTCTTTAGGGGTTTATGTTCAAGGCGCAGTCCCGGATGAGAATACTTCTGGTATTGCTGTAGCGATTACAACTTAAGTGGAGATTGTTACATGAGTTCTTTACTTATTTATAAAACGTGTCCAAGGTGTCTTGGAAATGGCGCTCGTGATAATTTGACTGATGACGGTCTTGTTGAAGAAGACCCCTGTGCCAAGTGCGGTGGCAGCGGCAGCATTCCTACGCCCGAGTACATCGCCCTGTCTTCTGGTATTTTCTATACATATCAGATAATTGAAAGCACAGTAATTGCAGAATATCTGGCGCTAAGCGATGTACAAAAAAGTCGCTATGCATTAGTAATTGCTACTGGAATTGTTGATCTATCAGAAAGTACGGCTGTTAGGGCTGCGCTATGGGCGTTGTTTGATTCCGAATCTACTACCAGAGCGAACCTTGTCACGTTGATTGGTTAAAATGAGAGCAGCAAAAGTCTGGTTAAATTTATTGGCTAAACGGCGAAATATGAAATCACTCTACGATCTATACACTTTAACACTCAGCAACCCGTTATCGTTTGAAGAATTCTCAACCACCATAACCAAGAAAACCAAGTGGGCATACACGGTCGGGTTGGTATCACCAGAGGACCAGCTCGGCCAACTCATCTACCGGCATGATCCGCAAACAGCTTACGAGTTCGGCATTAACATCGGGTTCAAGCTATCGCTCAAGATTCTAACCGGTGGCCGGCACGAACCAACCATCACTAAGCCGGATGAAATGCCGAACGAACTTGCGGACGAACTGGTCGAACAAGCAGAAGGACTAATCAAGCAACTGGCAGAAATCAAGACGGAAAACCAGAACCTCGAAGCCCAGGCTAGAGCCGCCGAGTCATTAACGGTTGCCGCCGAAGCATCAGCAGTTCAAACTCAAACTGATTGTGACAACCAGGTAACGAACCTAAAGGCCGAGATCGCAAGACTTGAAAGATCACTCGCATTATAGGAGGTAGCAATGAAAGGAATATACGATCTATACGCAGCAACCCTCATGGAGATTGACATATTTGAATTCGTTGCCGAATACGCTGGCCACCGCGCCGCTCGGAACGGCCGTTGATATAATAGCCATAATTAACCTCCTTTATGTGGTGTCAAAAGTTTGATCTGTAATGGAATAGGAGAATAAAATGTTATCATTAGAGACAGTATTAGACATCCCAAATGCAGCGTATGCTGCTTCGGTCATGTTACAAACAGGGATTGAAGATGGAAAATTAAAAACATCTTGTCAGATTATTCTTATGGCCGCAAAGGTTGACGGAGGCGTATATAAGGCAACAGGACAGCAAGGAGTAATTCATATCCCTGGGACTGGCAAACGGTATCAAGCTGGCTATGGCCGTTATCCTCAGCAATGATGTCGTACTTACCAAGCCGGA